GGAGTTTCCTCATTCTCCTCGGTGGAAGGAGTTTCCTCATTCTCCTCGGCGGAGGGAGTTTCCTCATTCTCCTCGGTGGAAGGAGTTTCCTCATTCTCCTCGGCGGAGGGAGTTTCCTCACTTTCCTCAGTGGAAGGAGTTTCCTCACTTTCCTCATATGGAGTGGGTATGAAGATAGTTTGAATCCACTGATGCAATTCACGCAACATTATAGAATATTATTACATAAGATCTTATACAAATATAATATCTTACGTGAGACTCCCTTTTATGTAATCACTAATTGAATGAGACAATGATTTTCACATTCTCCTTTTTAATACATTTACAGGCAGATATTGAAAGTTCTTCGCGCTTCTTTCGAGTCTTTCCGTTTTTATCGTTAATTAAAGTAATGTTCGTCATTTCCGAATCATCATCATCACGATTAGACGGACTATTTTTCTTTTTCGAAATACTATTGCGGGAATTCATATCTTGTTCAATATCATCGTAATTTTCAGTAATATAATCAATAATGCCGTTCTCGATCGCCCATTTGAAAAAGTTTAATTGGCCAATCGTCGTCTCCATACACGTGTTTTCTTCATAGGGAATACTAATACGTTCCCATCGACAAAATGGGTCAAATCTGCGCTTGGAATATGCTTTTAATTTCAATTTGTAATCATTATATACTTTGAAGCGTTGTACGGAATTGTCTCCATCGCGATTTGTTGTAAGTTCGTAAATAGTATACTTCATTTTTGCATAATTCGTCACAAACCAATCCACAATGCGTAGTGATATTTTGGACTCCCCATTAATAATTCCCATCATTTGGTGCAATCGACTTTTATCCTCATAAAAATCCATAAGACAATTCATTAACAAATCATTTTGTGTGTGTAATTGTTTCGATTGATAACTTCGCATAGACATGATTGATTCTAATAAACATAGTTACACGTTTTGTTTAAATACGTTTTTCTTATTTAATGATTTTTTACATTGGACAAATACTTCGAATGCGTTTGTTGAATTAGTTTTAACGTATCATCCAGATCATACCATGCACCGACTTTAACCCATTTGTTTTGTTCCAACTTTTTATATGTTTCAAAAAACTCGGTAATTTCGTCCATTTTATGAGTATATAAATCATCCATATTGTGAATATCTTTATAATGTGGGTCATCTTTTACTATGGCTAATACCTTCTCATCACGCCCCTTTTCGTCCTCCATATCTAAATAACATATGGGTTTCACGTTGACCATGGTTCCTGGTTGCAATGGCTGGCTACATAATACTAAAACATCCAATGGGTCGCCATCGCCACATAACGTTTGGGGTATAAAACCGTAATTTTCAGGGTATACCACAGACGAATGTAGAATTCTGTCTAAAGTCAAAACATGATTCACATCATCCCATTCATATTTTACATTTGAATTTTTTTGAACTTCGATAAAGGCGGGAACAACTTGAGGGTAATCCTTAGACTGGATCGGATATTGATACATATAATGAATGCATAGACTATATATTTTACGCAAAAAACGAAGCGTAATCGATTTGTATAATTACTCATTTTCAATTATACAAATATTATGTGACTACAACAAACAACACAAAGTTAAAACTGTGTATTTAATTGCTGTAAGCAATACCAGCCATACCAGACATAACTCTTAGCACGTTATAGTTGGTGGCGTAAACACGGACCTTAGCAGTGGCTGTTCCACCGACAGTGGCGGAGGAAAGAACAAGTTGAAGGGTGGCGTTATCAATACGGGAGAAGTTGCAACTTCCGGAAGGTTGGTGTTCCTCGGGGCGAAGAGCGAAGGAATACACGTTAATACCGGTGTCGGGGTTGCGGGTGTGGTGTTGGAAAGGTTGGACAACATCGAAGTAGGAACCCTCACGCTCGGAGAAGCGGTCCTGGCCGTTAAGCTGAAGCTTAGCAGTGACGACAGGGTTCTCACCCCAGCAATGCATGTCGAGGGCAGTCTCGGAAAGAACGAATGTTCCGGCGTCAGAGACGTAGGAACCCTCAAGGGAAGCACCGGCGGCAGCACCCATAGAGGTCTCAGCACCGAAGATGTTGGGTTTACCAGAGGTGAATTGATCCCATTGCTTACCGTCTTCAGTAGCACCCATAGCTCCAGGGTCCTGGAAAAGACCACCGGTAGTGATGAAGGCATCAGAACCAGAGGTTTGGTCAGGGCCACCGAAAGCGTGGACGGCGTTGGGAAGAGCGTCAATAGCATCAGTGTAGTTGAAAGGTTGGGCACCAAGGGTCTTGTAAAGGGTCTGACCACACTCCAAAGAGGAACAGTAATCAACATTGGCGTCAGGTTGAACAACCCAGATAAGCTCCTTACAGGGGTGGTTGAAGTTGAGCTTGATCTTGTTGCTGGAAGAACCAACAGACTCGTCACCAGTGAACTGAAGTTGTTCAATGAGATACTCGTGAGGGTTCTGGGCCATCTTTCTGCGCTCGTCAGTGTCTAAGAAGACATAGTCGATGTAGAGAGAAGCGGCAACAAGAGATTGTTGGTAGGCAGCAGAGACAGATGCGGAACCTTGGGTGCAGGCAAGAGACTTGACGGCCCATAAGCACTCACCGATGGGGCGGAAATCAATGTTGATCTTGACCTCGTGGTATTGAAGGGCAATAAGAGGAAGAGCAAGTCCAGGGTTTCTGCAAAACCAGAAAAGAAGAGGAATGTAAAGAGTGGTCTCAGGAAGAGCGTTGCGGGGAGCGCAAACCTGGGAAGGACCACCAGCGGCGGAACAGGGACCGCTCACGTTGGCGAAGGAAGGATCAGTGATGTAGGTAAGCTGGGTGGTATTACCGATCATCTGGTGGTAACCGCGAAGTTGCTCACATGACATGGTAAGTTGGTTCCAGATGTGCATCCAGTCACCGTATTGACGGTCAATACGTTGACCACCAATCTCGACCTCAACTTGGGCAATAAGTTGCTCACCGATGAAGTCTAACCAGCGGGCATAGACACCATCTTCGTCCTTGGTCTTCATGGATTGGTTGATCTCGGGAAGTGTAACTTGTAAGTAGGTGCGGTAGCAAAGATCACCGTTTCTGCTGATGGTGCAAGTAACGCGGCGACCGAAATCGGCCTGACCGGAGAAGGTCTGTTCAATGCTCTCCATAGCGAAGTTGGTGTGGCGTCTGTAGGACACCTTCCAGAAAGTGATCTCGGGGGTACCGGTAAGGAATACGTCTTGGGCGCCATAGGCGACGAGTTGCATGAGTGCTCCAGCCATTGCTTCTTATATATATCTTGTTTTAGAAAATAATCTCAGGAAAAGGCATTTAATTGCGACAAATTGTTCAAAAATAACGCTCCATTTTACAGAAATTATCGCTCAAATTGGGTGAAAACGCTGCATAAACACGGCATAACTATGGTTTTAGCGAAAATGTGCATAAATTTGTAACAATGATTATTTTGCTAAATAAAGGAGGAACGTCCAAGCACCAAAAAGACAAATGCCTAAATAAGAAACATTGCGGAAATATCCAATTTCTCTCTTCAGTCTATATGTTTTTCTTCGTAAAAATACAGAAATTATTACGAAAATGCATTTTTTAGACGGATTATGCAGTAGTGCAAAAAATAATAACGTATAATTGAAATATGTTATATATGGATAATTAGGGCGTTTTTTGCAAAATGTCCATATCGAAGTTGGATTGAATGAAAGTTTCTAAATAGTTTTCTTTGAATATTTCGCGTTTTCCTTCGTGTTTTTTGGTGAAAATGTATTCGGCGTCTTTCTTCTTCACTGTCCAACCCTTTTCTAAAGCATTTGTTAAAAATACCATGATTTTGAATTGTTTGGATGGGACTTGGACGGTTTCTGGTATTTCTACACGAAGTTCGGACATATTGAATATAAATTTTTATATATTCAATATGATACTATTTATTTGCGATTTCTACGGGTCCTTTTGATTGCTTGCTTGATCCTTTTTTACTAAATAAATTCTCACACAACAAACATAAACATTGACCCCGATTTTTATTATATATTGTAAAAAACATGGCCCAGTCATCAAAAAAAGTCCAAGCCAAACAAATGACCTCTCTTGATGAAAAACATACGGAAATGTTAGACTTATTCAACGAAAATGAAACCGAGACCATCCCCCAATTACAAACAGAAATCGAAGAATTGAAAACGCAAATAAAGTCTCTCCATAAAAACCAAATTGAACTGAAATTAGATATGAAGGATCAAATCAAAGAAAAGCGTGCTGCAATAAAACACCTAAAAGAACAAAAAAACAAATATCTCTTGGACAATTCCCAATATATTTTCGATTATTTTGAGCAAAAGAAGCAAATCTCATCAGGAGAACCGACACAAAACGTCACAGTCTTGAATTCCTTTTTCAAAGTGAAATCGACCAACCCCGAAAGGCAGGATGTGGATAAATATAGCCAGTCAAAGAAGATGTATATTGAATATTGGCGAAATGTAAATCGTGAATTCACTAATCCACAAGATTATTTACTCACATCCGATGTATGTGATGTATGTGAGAAGGGGGAAATGATCGCACAAGATGAAGAGGGAATTTTAATATGCAACAATACTCAATGTGGTCGATTTATTACCTATATTGTGGATAGTTCCAAACCGAATAACAAAGACCCACCGAATGAAGTATCTTACACGGCTTATATTCGTCTCAATCATTTCAAAGAAATATTGTCGCAATTCCAAGCCAAAGAAACAACGCAAATTCCCGAAGAAGTGATAGAACAAATCAAGGCGCGTATTAAGAAAGAGCGCATTACAGACATGAAGCAAATCAATTACGACAAAATGCGCGAGATTTTGCGGAAATTGGGTCTCAACAAATATTTCGAACATATTCAATATATCAATTCTCTATTTGGCGTAAAACCTCCTATTATGAATGAGGAATTACACGAAACATTGTGTGTGTTGTTCATTGAAATTCAAAAACCGTGGGCAGTGCATTGTCCTGCAAATAGGACGAATTTCTTTAATTATACATATACGCTATATCAATTATGCACACTCTTGGATCAGACCCAATATTTGCCGTATATTCCTATGATGAAAGATCGGGAAAAACAATTGGAACAAGATATGATATGGAAGAAAGTATGTGGGCATTTGGATTGGGAATTTTTCCCGACGGTATAATAATATGTATATAAATTATACTATAATGGGCGAGGCGCATAACCCGATGTTATTAGATACACTGTTGTATTTGATATTAGTTGTAAAAATCATATGGATATTGTCTATGTTTAGTCACTTTATCATAAAGAAATATTTTCATTCTGTTTATGATGATATGTTAGTAATTGTAAAAGAAGGCTCACACGATATATTTACTGTATTAATTGGTTTGCTGTTAATTTATTTATATCATAATCTGAGTCCGACGAAAGTTTGTATAAGTGGTCGTTCAAAGGAGTATCTGTTCAGTTTTGGAATTTTAGCGTGTATAGGTGTTATACAAAAAACACTACATCAATTTCATTTTGATTAGACCCTTGAAGAACCAATACCAACAAGGGTGTTGATAATCATATAACCAGACTATGTAAGATATATTTTGTTTTTACTATATATAACGAATGCTTGGTTCTATATCACAAAATAACCACCACTTGGGGTTAAGCCTCATCACTTTGAGTTTTGTGATTTTATTGTATAATCATAGGAGTGGGGTGAAAATGGTCATCCCCTCCACGTTTTTATTTAGTTATGGTTTAGGATGCATTATTCTCATGATGCATATGTTTTACACAGTAGACACTTCATATGTTAGTGTCTTGGAATTTATAAATGTGTGCATTAGTTTATACTTGGGAATAGTGATGTATAAAAAGGGGTATTAGATTACATATTCCTTTTTTCCCATAATAATATAGAACCAGATGTATTCTATATTATTTCATGTATCCGGAATAGCCATCCTTGAAATATGTTTCTTTTTTTACTACGTGGGTCCAATGGAGACCCAAATGTTTGAAAAAACGGTGCGTAAATTAGCAAATGAACCAATGCAAAAATTCGACGCATTTTTAATACAAAATGAAGCAACTCCCCAAACGATTCAGTATATCACTGGTGCGTTATTTGGCGAAACATCCTCCATTGAACAAAGTCTTGAATTACAATTGTATAACAAAAGCAATGAAGACAAGGCAAGACGAATGGAGAAAAACCAAGAACTGTTTATCCAAACCATTGAATATTGGGGCGCATTGGCGTTTTTAAGTGTTTTGGTCTTTTTAGCGCAATGTAAATATCAACAATATCAAAAAATGCAAAAGGAACGCGGTCTTAATCAAGAAATTGAAATGGGTGATTGTATTCCATTGAGAAATGATGACCCGCGTTCGTATAGGAAGGGGTCCATTGATGAAAGTGAATCCCCACATTATGAAGAAACAAAACATAAGGATATTTGTTGGAAAATAGGCCATTATACACTATTCGGTAGTTGTATCATTTTTTTCCAATATATGTTTTTTCAAAATATTGTGTTTTATTACGACCCACTATCCGACGGAGAAGTTAGGTATTTGATTTACAAAGGCATTGAACCACAACTCGAAAAATATAATTTAGCATAAGTCCTTTATTACATCGTAGCAAAAAAGGCCTCATTATTCGGCATGCGACCCAATAAATTCTGCATCATTGTAAAACCGTCTTGTGTTCCACCTTTTTCCAAAATGCATCTGCGATAATGCAATCCAATATCGCGGTTGAAAATATCACCACTGTTTTTAAATACTTGGAATACTTCGGCTGCATATACCTCGCTCCACAAATACCCATAATACCCACTTTCGTATCCACCCATCAAATGACCGAAATTCGCCGCCATGCAACTTTCACAATGCACTAGTGGACTATATTTTGACTGAAACTCATCATATGTAGTAATCACATCTCTGTGTTCTGACGAGGAATGCAACTCCATATCATAAAGGGCAAATTGCAATTGACGAATATAATGCAATCCGTTGAACAATTGTTTGTTGTCCTTTAGTTTCTTCATCATATCTTCGTCCATCACTTGACCCGTCTCATAATGACTACTGATACGAGTTAAAAATTCGGGTTCATAACACCAATTTTCCAGAGCTTGACTTGGACATTCAACAAAATCTTGCTCTACTGCGGTTCCACTAAACATAGAAAAACGGTTTTTCGACATCAATTGATGAAAAATATGACCCAATTCGTGGAAAAATGTCTCTACTTCACCAAAAGTCAACAAACTAGGCTTTTCCTTGGTGGCTCTGGTAAAATTGCACACCATCGCAGATACAGGCGTGCTACGTCCATTATCATCCATATATGCCTGCTTTAGTGTAAAAGCGGCGGCGTGTCCATATTTTCCTTCACGAGGATACAAATCCACATAAAAGTGACCAATCAAATGGTCACTCTCGCCTTCAACCGCATTATGCACTGCATAACACTTTACCGAACTGTGCCATGTTTGTGATGCCTCTAATTCACATTCAGTAATGCGCAATTGAAAAATAGTCTCAAATGTTCCTAGCAAATTCGGAAGCAACTTTTCTAAAGGGAAGTATTTTTGCACCTCTTGTTGGTCTAGTTGCAATACGGATTTCTTATACAAGTTTGTGTAATAGGATAAGTTCCACGCTTCCATTTCTTCCTTTCCAAAATGCGCAGCCAAATTTCGAACATCTTGCACGGATGAATTCTGCATCTTTACCACTAAATCATCCAGGAATTCGCGCACTTGTGTCGAGTTTTTTGCCATTCTGCGATTGGACAAAACATAATCAGCGTAATTTGCGTGACCGAGCATTTTCACCTTGTCTTTGCGCAAATCCAATGCCTTTTGCAAAAGCTCATGGTTCTTATAGGGTTCCTTACCACGCATACCAAACAATTGGCTCAATGATTTGCGAGTAGCCTCGACTTCACAATAAGGCATTATTTTGTTAATGTGGTCATATTGGGTAGTGATTTTGTATGTATCATCCTTTTTGTCCAATGTGCCTAAAAAATCGCCATCTACACCCTTAAGATCTTCTTCGGACAAATACAAACAATCCTTGACATCGCTTAAATTCGCGCTATATTGAATGGCTAAATCGGAAAGCTGTGTATTTACAGCCTCCAATTTGTTGCGTGTTTCTTCATCCAAATGAATTCCGCGATGTTTGTAACTCTTCATGGTTCGTTCCATATATAGGACCTCTTCACCCTCGAATTCATTTAGGAAAGTTTCATAAAAAAGGAGAATTGCCTTGTATAAATCAGTGTTCATTGCCCATTTGTTTCCGAATTCGGAAAGCTGTTTGGAAGCGGCAACGGATGCATTTCGCATGGCTTCGTCAGGATGGACATATTGCATAAAATCGTAACACTCTTGTTCTAAATCCCAAGGTTCAGTCATAGCAAAATAGTCGAAAAACTCGGTCTTGGTTGAAAACACTTTTGAACACAAATTTTGATGCCATTCTTCATATCGTTCTAAACTGCGCTTAATCCCACTTTCAATGTCGGATGGGTTCGAAGGAAAAGAAAGACCGGAGGGGAGACTCATTGTATAACATGTTACAAGACCATCTTCTAAATGCTTTGATAAAACATTGTAATCACACATCCTTTTGTAAAGGGGTAATGGAGGTGACTATATCCAAAATCATTGTAGAAACATCACTACTTGTAATCTCCGGAAATAGAATATTGTAATTGTCTAACGCGATTATGTCGAGTGTATCGCAAATTTCAAGGACTGGTTTGTATATCGTGCTATGTCTTGGACATAATGAATGTAAATGTTTGGTTATTTCACCAGAAACATCTATCCACACCGAGTGTTTCCGTTCTTTATGGTAAATTGTGTCTAAAATTTCTTTTGTGCATTCAGGATATTCATTGTTGCATATAAATACAACGTCAAATTGGCGAATAGTTTCTATCTTGGACTTCACTAAATGAGTATATTCCATTTTAAGGTCATTCAACATAGACATCACGCCTTTTCCGTACTGACTATGGTTGTCTAAAATTCCAATGGTATTTATTTCCCAATCTTGGAAATAATAGGTAAGTAGTTTCAATAAAGACCCTTTTGTTTTCCATTGCCCAACTTCGCCTAGTGTGCGCTGCTCCACAAGTCTCGCATATAAATGAGAAAGACCTAAACTAGTTGCGACATATCCTGCAATTGTATAATGCGAAAGTTCACATTGAAGCGCCGTTTCACAAAAGTATAGCGAGCTCTGTGTATTTTCAAACTTGGACAAACAATCTTCAGTTGCGCGATTTGAAACACACAAGTGGCTATGTTGATGCAGTTTATCTAATTCTTCTGGTGGAGACCATCCAATAATGAGACAATTGTGGTGTAGTTGTGAATACCACGGTTCAATAGTAATAATACCGCCACTATCTAAATATTCTTCATCGGGAAAGATGCGCGTTTCGGACATTTCAATAAAAACGGCGAATCCGTATTGTGTGAGTGTACGTACATCTTTCGGCGTAAGTAGTGCAATGGACGATTTGTTTGGATATTCACTGTTTCGCACATAAATTTTAGAAAAATCCATACCTGTATGGGGTTATATAAAATACGCAGATTTAGTTTATTTATAACAATAATATTATTACCAAATACCAGTAGCAAATTGTGGAATCTCTTATTTTCACAGATAATCATAGTTAAAAATAACTATGATTATTACATCATACTAACATTGTATAATAGTTTGGTTTACATACCACCGGGGAAGCCGACTAAATTGGCGCCAATACCGAAACCGGCACCACCGCGTGCAGAAGTGGCCATGGAAGGGACAAAGACATCAAGGACGCTGAATGTGGCTGCGGCGGTCAAAGCAATAATAATAACCTCTTCAAGCTTGAGGGAGTGTTTAGGAATAGCATAGGCGGCAATGGCGACCATAAGGCCCTCCACCAAATACTTAATAGCACGCTTTACAAGTTCGCTAAAGTCAAACATTGTCTAATCTGGATTATACTATACAACGCGAAAAAAAAGAGGCCACAAGTTTATTACCAAAAGATAGATTATGAACAAAAATACTTAAACATTCTCATATAAGAACATTATAATCGGTTCCTAAATGACTTCCTTTGAACGTAGAACTCTTGACTCAGGGGAGAAAAACCCTAAATATGTTGATGTGCTGGACGAAGATTCATCCATTGCCGGTCAAAAATTCTCTTGTATGTCGTTTTTATCTCCTGATAAGATTCTAGAAAAGCGCGAGCTATACTTGTTTGACCAATTCGTGCAACAATGGGAGTTTACGAAATCTATGACCAAATTCTCCGATTTTATTCATTTCATTTCTTATAAGTATAATTTAAAGGTTGATGACGCCATGGCCGATTACAATGATTTCTGTAAGGAAGAGGAAGAACGCCTAAAGGCCGCTTCGGTTACAGATGATTTCCAGAATTTTTTGGATAAAAATGAGGAGAAATTGAATGAGCGTTTTCAACGAGAACACGGTTTTCAAACTTCCGTTCGTGGATTGAAAAACCGCGGCAATTTCGCCACACAAGAGGAAGCCGAAATGCAATGCAAGAAGCTGAGAGAGAAGGATCCCAATCACGATATTTTTGTCGCACCCGTGGGTGTTTGGCTTCCGTGGGACCCTAATGCATATAAGACCGGGCGCGTCGAGTTTATGGAGGAGGAATTGAACCAATTGTATCAAGAGAAGTTGAAAAACGAGACCAAGGCAAAGGATGAATTCGACAAGCGTATTAAGGACACTAAAGAAAAGGCAATTGAGGATAATATTAAGAAGGCTGAACAGTCAGGCAATGTTCTTACTCAATCTATTAACGAAGATGGCGAGTTGGTCGGTGTTCGTGATACAATCGATTTTGCAAGCCGCGAAGTCGCAAACGACGACGATAAGGAGGCACACGAAAAGGCTGTGTTAGAGAATGCACAATCTGTTGATATTCGCAATGAATATTTACAGTCCGAATAGGGGAAACCAAGTTTTCCCCTATGACCCCTTCCTTTTGGGGGAAACTGTGCCTATGACCCCTTCCTTTTGGGGGAAACTGTGCCTATGACCCCTTCCTTTTGGGGGAAACTGTGCCTATGACCCCTTCCTTTTGGGGG